GGTGATCGCTTTATGATGATCAGCAGGATCATCCCTGACTTCAAGTTCAGCGGAACTACAGAAGATGCGTCAATCGACTTCACCATTAAGGGCAGCAACTTCCCCTTAGAGACCCCAACAACACAAGCTACTGCGACTGTTACACCTAGCACCACGCAATCAAACATAAGGACTCGAGCTAGGCATGCCGTTGTTCGGGTTGAAAGCACAGGCTCTGGCTTTGGGTGGCGACTAGGTGACTTGCGATTTGATATGAGACAGGACGGTAGACGGTAATGGCGACTAGACAGAATCCACTGCCGGTGCCTGCCCCAGAATACGATGTCGGTAATGAGGCAATCACTCGCAGAACAATCGAACAAGCTATGGATCAGATTGAAAACGATGTGATTCAAGCCAAGACTCAAGGTGACAAGACGGGATCGCTTGCCATGCGTAGGTTCCAGTTCTTGTTGATGGGTGCATCGTGACAGATGTTATCAAGGTACTTGGTCAAGTTGATGTGTCAGCAACGACAACGACCACGCTGTACACAACACCTAATCTAGCCCAGACCACAGTAAGTTCACTGGTGATATGCAACCGAAGCGGATCTGCTATCACGTTCAGGGTGAGCATCCATGTGGGTGGTGCGTCAGCAGATGACAAGCAGTTTATATTTTTCGATGAAGCTCTCGCAGCAACCACCTCTAGAACGGTTGTGATCGGGATGTGCCTTTCTCAAGCAGATGTGGTCAAGGTTTACGCCAGTGCCGCCAATGTAAGCTTTAACCTCTTTGGAGTGGAGACCAGCTAATGAACAATCCAAACATGTTCCCAATGCAGCCTATGGCGCAGCAGATGGCCCAGCAAGGCCGATACGGCGACAGCATGATGGTTCACATGAACCCGATAGAAGTGGCTGGTATAGCCTCTCTGTCGCCCACAGGGCAACTCACAACCAACCCGATGACAGGACAGCCGGAGGCTTTCTTGCCTTTCCTTGCTCCACTGCTGGGTAGCGTTCTTGCTCCTGGGGCTTTCACTGCTTTAGGTACAGGCTCGCTTCTTGGGGGTACGGCTCTTGGGACTGGGCTTACGGCGCTGGGTAGTAATGCTGCTTTGGCTAGTGCTGTTGGTTCTGGTCTGGCTACTACGGCTGTGACCGGCGACCTTAAAGAAGGATTGCTGTCTGGGTTGACTGGCTTTGGAGTTGGAAAAGCCTTTGAAGCTGGAGCAAAAGCAATTGCAGGAACAGAGCAGTTAGCAAAAGAGGCTGCAACTGCCGCTAAGACGGCAGATTCAGCAAAAGCGGCTGCGTTGGCTGCTGACCCAACACTGACTACGGAAGCTTTGACTAAGCTCCCATCTGTTGCCGAAGCTGGCGCTGCGGATCAAGCAGTAAAAGATTCTTTGATGGCAGCAAAAGAAATGGCCCCTACTGATGTCATTAGGCGAGGGGGTATTGCAGATTCTGCAAAGGGATTATTGAATCCAATGGCAGCAGCACCTATCGCTATAGGCGAAGGTCAACGTGCTGCATTTAGGCAGCAGGACGCGATGGATCGTATGTACGGTGAGCGAGCAGCAGAGAAGGAGCAAGACCTTCAGGACGCTCAAAGCATTGTTGATGCGTCTATTCGACAAGCTGGCTCTGACTACGGCATTGATTACTCCAAGGAATACGGACGTGATTACGGAATGATGGGCGGCGGTATCACCTCTATAAACCCAGATGACTTCCAACGCCGTCACGCAGAACTACAGATGATGGGCAGACAACCTATTCAGATGAACGGCGGTGGGCCAGGAGAGATCCGAGGAATAAACCTTGGAAATGTCGGCACTATGGGTGGATTCGGTGCTCCAGCAGGGCGGCAATCTAGGCTTCGAGGGCCAGAGGTGGTTAAGCCAGAAGAGCTTGTCGGCACTAGACCTGGGTTTCAGCCTGAGATCAGTTACTTCAGGAAGCCAACAGAGGCTGAAGCAGCCTCTTCTTTAGAAAAGGTTACGGGTGTTAATACAGCGGTAACGCCTATAGATCCGGCCTTGTATCAGGGGATTGGCGCTGTTGGTAAGGGTGGAGGTATGGCTGGCGCTAGGTCTCTTCCTGCGAACGTACAAGCTGCTCAAGAAATACTTGATAGAAAGTCTGTTTCAACAAGAAAGCGCAAAGCCGCGCAAAACGTTGTGGATAAATACGAAGAAGAAGGCAGAGGCGGTCAAGAGTACTTTGATGAAGTTATGGCTCAGACGTATGGCTCTAGGTATGGCATGCAGGAAGGTGGCGACACCACTGGTCAGATGGATCAGTCGGCTGCGATGATGCTCATTGAGCAAGTATCTATGGCGCTGCTTGGCAGATTGCCTGAAGAGCAAGCAGAGGTTGTGATTAACCGATTCATTGATGAGTTCGGTTCTGAGGCATTCCAAATGCTTAGGTCACAGGTGCTTGAGTCTGTTGTACCTAATTCACAAAAAGAAGGTGTCATCCAAGGCGAAGGCAAAGGTATGGATGATCAGGTGCCAGGCATGATCGGCGATCAACAACCCGTAGCTGTGTCTCCTGGTGAGTTCATTGTCCCTGCTGATGTCGTTTCTGGCATAGGTGATGGCGATACAAACTCTGGTGTTCAAGAGTTAGAGGGGATGATGGATCGTGTTCGCCAAGATCGAACAGGAACCATGCAACAACCTGCACCGTTGGGTGCTAATGCCGGAGGTGCATTGCCAGCATGAGCAGCCTACTAGAGTTTGACGCAAGCAGAATAGAAGACATTTCTAGAGAGCCAAAGGTTTCTCGGAAAGACTTGCCTAGAGAGATAACTCACACCATCACAATGGTGCCTACCAACTACCTGAACAGCCTTTGGCCTGATGTCAGGGATCAGTTGGCTAGAGCAGTGAAGAGGTCTCAAGGTCGATGGAACATGGAGTTCTTGTATGCATCGATTCTGAACGGCAACCAGCAGTTGTGGGTTGCATTCGATGAAGGTCACAACATAGATGGCGTTGGCACCACTGAGATTATTCAGTATCCAGAGAAGCGAATGGTTGTTGTGCAGTTTTTAGGTGGTGACAACTTCAATGATTGGGTCTGGGATATGCTGGAAAGATTCAAGGATTGGGGCAAAGATAACGGTTGCTCAGGTATAGAAGCTACAGCCCGAATGGGGTTCTGGAAGTGGCTTGAGCAGGACGGGTTTTCTAGATCGTATGTGGTTTACGAAAGGAGCTTTGATAATGGGTAAGGGTAGTGGCGGCGGTGGCGTTCAAGAGAGCGTAGTAACACAAACAAATCTTCCTGAGTATGCAGAACCATTTTTTCAGGAACTGCTAGGTAGAACCGTATACGAATCAACTCGCCCTTATGAGGCGTTTCCTGGTCAGCGTATTGCTGAGTTCGATCCCTTTGAGCAGTACGGCATGCAAGGCATGGCTGAGATGGCTCAGGCAGGTACTCCACAACAGATCACTGACGCATCGAACATTGCCGCTAATGTGGGCTTTCAAGATGTCGGTATGGGTATGGATATCGCTAGGGGGTTTAGACCTCCGATGCAGTACTCAGGATATCAGGCGGGTGATATTGGCGCAGGTTATGACGCAGGATTTTTAGGCCAAGGGTATAACGCTGGTCAACGTGATGTTGGGTATCAGGCCGGAACCTTTGATCCTGGTTATCAGGCCAGAGAGCGTCAGTCAGGTTTTGATATGGGGCCGCTAGAAAGTGGCTATCAAGCAGGCACGTTTGATCCTGGGTATCAAGCTAGGGACATACAGTCTCAATACACAGGTGAGATGGACTTAGGCTCAGGCTTTCAAGCAGGCACCATCGCTGATCCTGCAACACTAGAATCTTATATGAACCCGTACCAGCAGTTGGTGACGGACATAGAAAAACGAGAAGCTCAACGCCAGTCTGACATCCAAGGGGCAAACATATCGCAACAAGCAGCCTCATCAGGTGGTCTTGGTGGTTATCGTGAAGCGATCATGCAGTCAGAGCGAGAGCGCAACTTGGGTCAGCAGCTTGCCGACATACAAACTCGAGGTGGTCAAGCAGCGTTTGATCAAGCACAACAAGCATTTGAGGCTGACCGTGCAGCTAGACTACAAGAAGCTCAGTATGGTTTGACTGCTGCTGGTCAGCTAGATCAGGCTCAGCAACAACGTGAAGCGTTCAGTCAGTCGGCTTATCAGGCAGGTGAACAAGCGAGACAACGTGCCGCTGAAATGGGAATGACCGCTCAGCAACAAGCTGATGCAGCACGACAAGCTCAGGAACAGTTCCGTCAGTCTGCATTTGGTCAGACCGCTGATGTTGCTGCACAACGAGAGCAGTTCCAACAGCAAGCGTTCCAAGCAGCAGAGCAAGCAAGACAACGTGCTGCCGAGATGGGGATGACTGCACAACAGCAGGAAGACGCTGCAAGGCAAGCACAAGAGCGATTCCAGCAGGATCAGTTCAGCCAGAACGAACAGATGCGTTTGGCGCAGCAGCAAGAAAACCGTGCTGTATTCCAAGCTCAGGAGAACGCTAGACAAGAGGCTGCAAGGCTTGGTCTTAGCGCACAAGAGATTCAAGAGCGTGTTAATCAGGCTGAGAATGAAGCTCGTATGCGAGCAAGAGCAGAGAACGCCCAGCTTGCAGAGACACGCGCCCGTCTTGGGTTTGCTGGCATGGATGCTGATCGTGCGACAAGAGGCCAACAGCTTGATGCATCAAGGCTCCTTGGTCAGCTAGGCACTGATGAGCAGCGTATGGCTTTCGAGCGGCTGCGTAACTTGCAAGCGGCTGGCGAGATCAGAAGAGGATCTCAACAGCGTGGTCTCGATATGGGATATCAGGACTTCTTGCGACAACAAGCGTTCCCAAGAGAGCAGCTTGCATTCTTTAGCCAGATGCTTCAGGGGCTACCTGTTGCAGCAGGCACAACACAAGCTACATTCGGTGGCCCAAGTGATACACAACAGTTGCTTGGTGCCGGTATCGGCGGTGTAGGTCTGTATAACGCCATGAGAGGCTGATAGTGAACATATTAGAAATCGAAGACATGGTTAAAGGCTTGCCTGATCAAGCCTTACAGAAAGAAGCTAAGCAACCTACAGGACGAATCCCACAGTTCTTGGTCGTATCTGAGATACAGAGGCGTGGTGATATGCGTCAACGGTTTCAGAAACGTCAAGAGAATCAAGGCACTGTAAAGGATCAGGTGATGCAGCAGGGTATCGCTGCTATGGGTGCCCCGCAGCCTGAGATGCAGGCGCTTGCTGGTGGGCCATCTATGCCCCCTCAAGGCATGCCTCCACAAGCTATGCCTCAAGGGATGCCTCAGCAGCCTCCTATGGGTATGTATGCTGGCGGCGTGGTTCAAATGGCTAATGGTGAAGAGGTTCCGTTTGGTGGGCCTGGGCCAATAACTGCTGAAGAGTATGAGAACGATCCAAGACGCCTAGCTTTTATTGATGAAAGAATGCAGTACCTGCAAGACTTGAAGGATCAAGGCTTTACTATGGATGACATACTAGCCAGCTTAGAAGGATCATATTTTGATACCGCTGGCGAAGCATCATTGCAAACAGTTGCTGGTACGCCTTCTTCCACAGTTATGGCACCTAATACAGTTGGTGTTGGTCGTGAAATGCAAAACATTCCAATGAGCGGCATCGTTCGTCCTGGCAATGCAGCATACGATGCGTTACAGCAGGTGTTTGGCGGGACTAGCCCGACAGAGACCCAACCATTTTCGCCTCCACCTTCCATGATTCCTACGCAAGATATGTATGATCAGAATGTTGGCGGTTTTAAGAGGGTGGTAGACCAAGACCCCTCCAGTTATCCAAACATAACTCAGTTTCCAATAACCGAATCTGACCGGCTGTATGCTCAAGAGCTTAGTAGGATGGAAGGCCAAACAGTCCTACCAGAGCCAACAGATCCTGCAAGAAAGGCTCGAACTAAAGAGTTACAGCTAAAAGAGTATGGAGAAATGATTCGCCAGCAATCTCAAGATAGGCGAAACAGAGAGGCAAGCCCTGCTGTTGGTAGCTTTACTCAGACCCCATCGCAAAGAGGGATTGGTAGCGCACCAGAAGGCACCGCTGATGCTTTGATGGCAAGTATACAATCCCTTAGAGCACCATTTGGTGGTGAAGTTCAAGCCAGTGAAGTAGAAGGTGGCACCCCTGACATATCCAAAGAGCCTGGTGCTGGAGCTAGTTTCCGAGACCTTACTAGGGTGAGTACGGTTGATCTTGCAAACCCAGATCTTATTCAATCTATCCTAGCCCCTGACGCAAAGGGTGGGTTTAACGATAAGTATGGAGTAATCCCAGTTGACTACAAAGATACATCAGGAGATGGCACCGCCGGTAAATCCCTTCAAGGCACTGGATCTAAAACGGATGCAACCGCTAACGTTTACCAAAGCTCAATGGATGCTATAGATGACATAAACAGAGACACTGCCGAAGCCGATGTGTCAAAAGCTAGGGCGCTTCTCACACCTAAAGAAGGCGAGCAATCACTAGCTGATAAGCTAAGAGGAAAGGTTGGGCTAGGAACAACCGATTACAGCGGTTTGGTTCAAAGTTATACGCCTGATTTCGGTCAATACATGCCTGACTACGAAAGGCTGATTTCAAGCCAAGAAGATCGGGCACAACGCATACGCGATGAAGCGAGAAAAGAAGCTGGCGCTCAGGCACTGATTCAGTTAGGTGCCGGTATTGCTGGTGGAAATTTGGCTGGTGGTATATCTAAGGCTGGACAAACTGCCGCCGACATTAGACGGCAAGGTAGAAAAGAGGCGAGTGCTGAAGAGCAGTTGTCTACCCGCATGATGATGGCCCAACAGCAAGCTAGAATGGATCTTGGAATCAAGACCGAAGAGTCTAGGGTGAGGACTGCTGAAGCAGCAAGCGAGCGAGCCATCAGAGCTTATGAGTCTGACCGTAAAGGCGAACTGGCTGCTGCCGGAATAGAAGCTGATCAGATCAATAGACTTGTCGGTGTTGAACTGGAGGCTGCTAAGCTTCTTGCCGCCCAAGATGAGGCAGACAGAAAGTTTGCTCTTGATGCTTTGACTGCAAAAATATCCGCACAAAGGTATGCGGATCTAGCAACAGAGTCGCAAAGACGGGCTTACACACAAGAGCTTTCTTTGTATGCGCCTACAATATCCGCAAGGATTGAAGACTTTATACAAGATTACACTGGCCCTAATGGAACTCCAAGCCCAGCAGAGATTCGTGAATTTGCAGAAAATCTAATGGTTGGATTTGGCTTGGTTAATCCTAGAGATGACATTCAAACTGGCGATAAGGAAGGTGGTATCCCACAGGCGACAGAAACTCCTGACGCAATCCTGACGCCAGAAAACGATCCGCTCAACTTGAGAAATGCACAGTAATGTCGCAACTGGCAAGGTTTAGAGAACAGTACCCGCAGTACGATGATATATCTGATTATGATCTAGCCACGAACCTGTATGACACATTCTATGACGGCAAGATAGATAAGTCTGATTACTTTCAGCAGCTTGGAATAAACCAAGCGTATGAAGAGATGAGCACTGCCGAATACGCTCTTGGACTACCCTCTGAATTGCTTGCCGCCCCTGTCAGGGGTTTAGGCAAAGGGTTGTTGTCTGCTGGTGCCGGTCTTGCCCACATAGCTGACGCTGGTACTAATCTGGTTGGCCTTGAAGATCTTATTGATAGCGGAGAAGAGAACGAGATTGTTCGTCTTGCCAACGAAGGTAAGCGAGCAATCGACTCTGCGATTGGTGTTGATGAAGCTTATAAAGATAGCTATGCAGTAAAGGTTGGTGAAGCGTTAGGTTCTATCGCCTCATTTGCTATACCTGGATTTGGGGTTGCTAAAGCTGCCGGTACTCTGGGTGCGAGCGCAAAAGCTGCTGGAGCACTTGGATCAGGGTCAACAATCGCTGCTGGTTCTGGTTTTGGTGCAGATGATCAAGCTCAAAGGATAGAGCAATCAAGGGCCAGAGGTATTGATGTTGATCAAAGCACCGCTGATAAATCTATTCTTTTTGGTGGAATTGTTGGTGGCTTTGAGGCGTTTACACCATTAAGCGTTCTTAAAAAGATCCGAGGTATCAAAGAGCCGCAACAAAGATTAGAAGCCCTTGACGCTCAAAGACGCCAAGCGATTGACGCTGGCGACGAACTCCTCGCAGCCAACCTGATGAGCCAGCAGATACGACTATCAAAAGAAGTGTCTCGAGTTATGACGGGTATGGATCGTGTTAGAAGCTCATTGAGCACTGGCATGAAAGAGGGAATACAAGAAGCCGCAAATAGTTTGGCTCAAGATGCCATTCAATACGGTATGTACGATGACAACATTGAGGTAGGCGACACTCTTTGGGATGACTTCACCGTTGGATTTGGTGCCGGTACGTTAGTTGACGGTATCTCTGTCGGTGTTGCTAACCGCAGGAACAAGATAGTTCAGTCTTCACTAGAAGAGAAAGAGGGTGAACTAAGGAAGCAAGAAGAAGCACTTACAGAGATTTACTACGAAGAAGCTGAGAAGGCTAGGCGTCAAGCAGAGGTGGATGCTCGCTTAGGTAAAGAGTTTGATTATCAGCAAGAGTTAGAGGCTGGTGCTGTTCCAACTAGAGAGCAGCAGATTGCGGCAATAAATGCCTCTGCCCGTGGTGGTGATCCGTTTAATCCTCAACAACAGCTTGATCCCAATGTCGGTGTATACGGGCAAACATCAGACACAGAGACAAATAAATTCATTGGCAAAGCTTATGCTTCACAGATAGCAAGAGATGCCGCCTTAAACGAAGGCATTTTCCCTGACGCCGGAAGCTTTCAGATTGTAACCGAGCAGGTTTCTAGCCCAGAAGGCGTTAGAAACGAATACAAGGTGGTTCACTCCATCAACGGTCAAGAGTACGGCACATCAGCAGTAGACTACGAAGCGGCGGCGCACCTAGCATCCAATCTAAATCAAGAGCTTATAAACCGAAACATCACTAACTCGGTCATTGATTCGTTAGACCTGACACCAGAGCCGTACACGCCAGAGCAATCGGCTTCGCTGTTTAGTGTTGGTCAAAAGCTTTTAAGACCTCAAGGTCACACCGTGACAGCCGAGGTGCTTAACGAAGCAGCAAGAACTACTTCAGGTGTTGGCTCCCCGTATGTCGAAGGTATAAGTATTGATGCACTACACCGGCAGCAATACGGTGTGCCCCCGTTAACTGATCGTGGTCAGAAGATCTACAAACCGCTATCCAACATGACCGCTGCTCAAAAGATAAACTTTGATCGCAGACAGAATGGCTTACCAGAGAAAACAGAATTCACTCTAGAAGAAGCTAAGAGTGTTCTTGGTGACAGTTACCCTAGAGTCTTTGATGTGCTGGTTGGTGTCAAAGAGCCTGTCGCACCAGAAGGGCTAACAGACTTTGGCTCTGTAGGCGCGAGCGTTGCCCGTAGCCGACAGGAATACCAAGACGATAGGGCCACCAAGGCTGAGATAAAGCAGGTCTTAGAATCAAAAAACATAGCCACTGACGTTGACTCTCCTCAAATGGCGTATGCTTTTGAGCAGATAGTTAACGAGTCAGACATCAGCAAGATGTCTCCCTCTCAAAGGTTGTTTCTTGTCAGTGAGTTGAAGAAGTTACCTATTGTTCCTGGTGATGCAGCGGTATCGTTGCCTGACTTCAGGCCCAAGCCATTCACAAGAACACAGTACAATGATGCGCTTGCGTTCGTCAGAGAAACTGGCGACGGCACAATTGAAAACATTCAATCTCAACTGGCTGATGTCGTTAGTGAAAAGCGCAAGCGTGTTGTCGCTACCGCGCTACAAAAAGCGTTGAAAGATTCTGGTGTTGTCCAGTCTGACGGCACCGTTCCTGAGATGGCAAGACTGCCATCACCTCCCCCAGTACCTGAGTTTGAAACAGAGCCGTATCAAGAGGATGTTTCTGAAGAGGCTCAAAACCTACAAAACAAACTATCAGAGACCCTCAAAGGTTTTGGGTTGGATGATGTCAGGTTGCGTATTCTTGACATCCTCAAGTACGGGCCTGTCACCAGAGATGGGCAGCTAATTCTTCAAGGCGAGCCTATTGAAGACGCAGCAATCCAAGAAGCTCTCGGCTACTACAATCGATCCCCCAAGACAGTCTTCTTGGCGATAGACCGAGCCAATCAAATGGCTAGGGACGATAGCCCAGAAGCAAGGGAAGCTGCACTTGCAGAAATTCTAGATCACGAAGTTGTTCACGCTGTTAGGGGTCTTGACCTGTGGAAGGATGATGAGTGGCGTCTGCTTGAAAATGCTGTACGAAAGAAGATATTCCCTAACACTGGTAATGAAACCTTCTACAACAACGCGCAACGACGATACGAAAACCTCTCCTCAGTTGGTCAAATGGAAGAGGCTGTTGCTGAGCTTATTAGATACGCAAGAAAAGATAAGTCACTTATCTCTGGCAAACCAAAGAACCTCATCAACCGAATGTTTAATTTGTTTGAGCGAACAGGCAGCGCACTTAGAGGCACAGGCTTCCAAACGTTCGAGGATGTCCTTCAGAGGCTAGAGTCCGGCGAGATCGGTGCCAGAGAACGGGGGCAGATTAGAACCCTGATGCTGCTTGAGAAGGGCTTACAGGCGGTGCCGGAGCGAGGCATAGGCCGAGAGATAGATGAGACATTTGATAAGGTAGCCCCGCTACCCGATGTGGTAGAAGAGGATCAAGAGGTTCTTGCAGAGGGCCAACCTGTCCCAGATATAGCAATGGCTAAGTCTTCTAGCCCGATAGAGGGGTTGGTAGAAAGAGCAAAGACAAAGTACGCAGACTATAACTCAGCAGTGGAAGAGGAGTTCTTTGGTAACTTCTGGCCCAAGGTCATGGCTGAGATCAAAGGCACGGTAGATCCAAGCAAGGTAAAGACCGCAGCCAAACGAGCAATCAGAGACGTTCAAACGTTTGTATCAAACAACCCCAAGTATTCAGATTACTACGCCGAGGATATGCGAGCGATCAAGGCCGCTCTCGAAGAAGAGTACGGCACCATCACCGACGATGACATGTTGTTTTATCAGGTTGCTAACGGCCTGACATCACCAGCCACCGTGTTGTCGGCGAACGTAGGTGACGCTCTCAATCTGCTTGGTTTGTTTAAGCAAAAAGGCAACTTGAATGACATTGAGCTAGGGCTTAGTCCCAAAGGCAATCGGGTTGTAGCAAGCTCACCTTTCCAAATATCAGGCACCACTGCACCAACTAAAGCGATGTCGCTCAAGGTTTTTGATTCTTTAGTGCAGACATTCGCCAATGAACCCAACCCAGTTCAAGCTGCTGTTGACTATCTGCGTGAGGGTGTCACACCCAAAGAGCTTCAAGCGTTTAACAAAGAGATGGGATACAAGAGCAACGTATCCGGCATGGGTGCCATCAAGTCGCTTGTGAAACAGGCAACGGGTCAAGACGAACTCATTCCAAGGATGTTTATCTTTGGCAAAAAGATTGGTTCATACACCCTGAACTTGACAGGTGACTCACGATACACAACCATTGACGTATGGGAATCTAGGTTTATACGCAGCTACTTCGAGGGCTTGTTTGAGAAGAACACTGGTGTCCCTGTCACGGTAGACGAAGACAAGTTATTTCAAGAATTCTCTACTATATTCAAGCAAGAGTACGACAAGATCTCAGGTAAGGCGAACGATCCAGCGTCACTGCAAGCGATGCGATGGTTCTACATGATCAACTCAGCAAAAGAAGCGGGATATCGAGGAGCATCTACCAATGAAACCATTTCAGAAATCACCAAACGACAACTCGAAAGGACTAGAAAAAGACGCAATGCAGGCAGGAACCTTAGCGATGCAACGCCTAATACAGAAATACTCGCGGCAAGAGTCGAGGAAAGCCAACAAGCAGCAGAAGAGTTCTCCAACCGCAATGCAGAAGGATCAATAGTACACGCAGCGGATCAAAACCCAGATGTTAAATTTGCAGTAGCTCAACAAGAAATGTTGGACGGTGCAACGCCGTTATCAATTCAATCCAACAGCCACACCCTTGGCAACAGATTCGTCTATCAGATACAAGACAAGCTTGTTGGCTTTAAGAATGTTGAAAAACAAATCAACGACTGGCGCAAAAGTGTCGGCCTAAAGGAACTGCCTGAGTCTGCGTCACCATACAGGGGCGAGGAAAGCGTTCCTGGTAAGATTGGTTTTGCCGGTAGAGAGTTTGAAGAGAACAGAAAGAGACCCCTTGCCAACAAGATAGCAGACCTCAAGCTTGATCTTGATGAGATAGATGAGTTCCTTACCTTGCGTCACGCAATTGAGCGCAACAAAACTATCAGCCTAAGAGACCCGCAACGTGACCCAGAGACAAATCCAGGGTCTGGTTCTTTGAAGACGGGTGAAAAGCTTACCGATAGCTTTGTTAAAGATCGGATGAGAAACAAGTACGGCATGCAGTGGAGTGATGATACCGGCACATGGAGCGGCGGTAACAGCAGAGCCAAGAAGTTTTTGGATGTCGCAAGCGATCTTGACCAGATCGTTCGAGAAACAATGAACACCACAGTAGCTGGCGGGTTGATCTCCAAAGAAAATGCCGATGTGATTAGCGATGCTTACAAATACTATGCCCCACTGAGGGGTAAAGAAATTGAAGATGACTACGCTGAGTCAGTTATTACCAGCAGCAGCTTGAGCACCAAGGGCAAAGAGACATTGAGAGCGATGGGCCGAGAGTCTGCCGCTCAATCCCCGCTTGGTCACATAATGCTCAACGCTGAACGAGCGATTGTGCGTTCGATCAAGAACAAAGAGTTCGGACAAAGGCTTGTTAATCTAATCAAGTCATCACCCGATGATTCGTTCTGGCGCGTGATATCACCTGATGACCCAAGGATGTCGAGGGGCTTTGAGAAGAAGTTCACTTACGTTGGTAGTGATCCAGAGCTACAAGGGCAAAAGTTTACCGAGATACCAAAGGGAGCTAACCGCAAAGACTTCCTGCAACTGATTACCGTCAAGCCAGATTTCTTGTCACCAACAATGGACAGCGATTTGATCGGGGTGAAGATTGACGGTCAACAGGTTTACGTTGAAATAACAGACAAGCGTATGCGTGATGCAATCATCTCGTTTGACGTGGGCACTGTTGACGGTTTGGTGCAGAAGTTCAGCGTAGTTAACCGATGGTTGTCTATGGTCAATACATCTCTGAACCCTGAGTTTGTGATTGGTAACTTTTCGCGTGATGTTCAAACAGCAATCTTCAATATCCTTGGCGAACAAGATATGTCGCAAGGTAAAGCGAAGGATCAAGCGTTAGTTCGCAAGGTTATGCTGGATGTTATCCCATCGATGGGTGTTTTCTATAAAGGTTTAAGAAGATACAACCCCAAGACTGGTAGCTTGACTGATGCGATCACAGGCATTAGCAGTAAAGACAAGGCTGATTTCCTTGAGTTTATGCAAGCTGGGGCAAAGGCTGATTGGTTTCACTCAAGACCGCCAGAGGATCAAGTCAAAACTATCAATTCCATGATTGAGATGGCTAATGGAACCTTCAAGGGCAACTTCAAGACTGGTTTCAATGCTGTAGCTAACTTCGTTGAAGACGCTAATTCGTCGGTAGAAAACGCTGTACGGCTTGCAACGTTCAAAGCATCAAGAGATGAGATGCTAAACGCTGGAGTGCCAAGGGATGAAGCGGTCAAGAGGGCGGCAAGCCTTGCAAAGAACCTGACCATTAACTTCAACCGAAAGGGTATGAAGGGTGACTTCCTAAACTCGCTGTACTTGTTCTTCAACGCAAGCGTTCAAGGAACCGCCAACTTTGCTCGAGGTTTGTTTGGCCCTACCGGCAACCCATTTAGCAAAGAAGCCAGTCGAGTTAAGCAAGGTGCTGTAGGTGGGTTGATATTGATGGGTGCCCTTTCTGCCATGAGGGGTGAAGAGGAAAGCGAAGAGAATCCAAAGACAGGCAGATCATATTATTCTGAGATACCTGACTACGTTAAAGAACGAAACATTGTCATCATGGCTGACAACGGCAAGAACTTTTATACCATACCGCTGCCGTATGGTTACAACACGTTCCACGTCATGGGGCAAACCTCCTACGAAGTACTTAAAGGTAACGTGTCTCCAGCAAAAGGCTCTGCCGCTGTGCTAAGTGCGTTCGCTGGTTCGTTCTCTCCTGTAGGTTTTGGGCCAACATCCTTAGTTCCTACTATTGCTCAGCCCGGCGCTGAGCTTATGTCAAACGAGAACTTCTTTGGTTCCCCTATATACAGAACCAACGTGGGTTTTGGCACAGAGTTGCCTGATTCCCAGATGCATATGGGTTCAACTAGGGCACCATTCATATATGTAGCTGACAAGTTGAACTCGTTGTTTTATGGCAACGAGCAAGAGTCTGGACTAGTTGACGTGTCGCCCGACACGCTAGAGCACTTGACGGAGTTTATGTTCGGCGGCATGGGAACGTTTGGATTGAGAAACGCTGATGCTTTTGAAAAGTGGGCGAAGGGCGAGAAACTTCAATTACGTGAGATTCCTTTCGTTCGTCGTATCAAGGGTGAAACAGATCTGCGTCAGAGCACTTCCGATTATTACGAGCGGCGCACTAAGATTCAACAGAAGGTTAGTCGGGTTGATGCTTTGCGTGGGCGAGAACGTGTTGAGTATCGAAGAGAAAACCGTGCATTCCTAAATATGGCTGACACTCTGAAAGAAACAGAAAGAGAACTACAAGCTTTGAGGAAGCGACGTGCTCAAGCACGGGAGGATGCGCTTGAATCGCCACAAGCTGCATTGAAGGCTGCTCGAGTTGAGAAGAATATGTACGACGAGATTGCAGAAGAGCAAGCTAGATTCAACAAGCTATATGATCGGAAGGTTGGCAGAACCAAGTAATCAGTCATTGGGATTCCAGCAGCCGACTGTCTCTATCCTGTATTCAAGTCCAGTGTAATCGCATAACCAAGAGCACACGGTGTCGCCATCTTCGTTGGTGTACTGGTCAACCAAACGCCACTGATGAACGTGCGGATGCGCCAAGGGTAATACTGCCAGCAAGACAAATAAGGTTACGAGTCGCACACCTTCTCCTTCTTTTCTTTTGTTCTGAATCGTAGGTCTGTAATCAGCAATGACCCAGACCCACACGACGGACACCTGTGTGGGAAGTTTTTAACGTAGCCCTTATGGTCACAGTCAAAGCACTTCATATGCCAGTTATCTATTTTCAAAGTAACTCGGTGTTAGTTCTGGTAGTTCTGTTGCCGGTCTATCCACGCTTTTGAGTTCCCGTGTCCTGAAAAATCCCTCATGCTTTGGATACATCCGCATGAAACGACGGGCGTAGAAAGCACGATAATTGTTGTTGAGTTTGAACTGATCCTCACCGTTTCCACCCTCATCTTTTTCCCACCGTATCCGCTCGAATATGGCGTTGACGCTGTAGTTCGGGTAACCCTTGCGAATCATCGTGAAGGTGAAATGCACGAACAGTTGCCACACCTCAGGGTGCGCGTTGTGAAACGCTTGGCACTGCTCGCGCATCTCTTCATGCCGATTACCAGGATGGCTAGAAAGGGATGTCATCTTCAAAGTCATCAAAGCTATTCGACTGTGGGGCTGATGGTGGTGGAGGGGGTGGAGGGGGAGGCGTAGGCGCTTCCTGCTTATCTCTTGGCTTCTCCACCTCCAACTGTAGACCGATATAGTCGCCGTTGTCGTTTTGATTTTTCCATCCGGCGAGCCTAGCTTCCACAGTCTCGGCACCCGCTTTGAAGTGTTCTACTAAAAGTCTGCCTTGTGCCGCCGTAATAGTTACTGGCCCTCTCCAGTAGGGATGTTTGGCGGTCTCCCTTCTGTCGTTAATGAACAAGCCTCCCTTACTCTTTTCGCTTCCATAATCCGCCATTACTTTGCTCCTTTTTCTATGGCTTCTTTTTTCGCAGTGAACGCTGACTTCAGTTCTGAATACAGATCTGGGTACAGTGACTGCACGTTTGTAATCTCTGCTTGATTGTTTGACCAATAGCTTCGCAGACCATCGACTGTCTCGTTGGTAGCAAGAAGCTCAATACATCCTTTGCAAAAAGCTTGCGCCTGAGCTTGGGTCAAAGCAGGCTCCTCAACCACTTCTTGAACGGGGGTGGGTGGATTCTCTGGTTGAGCGTTTACATGAGCAGGTCTGGTTTCTTTAAACTCATCCGCCTCATCTTCGCTATAGACATCACCATGCAACCCGACAAGCTTGAGGATCACTCGATCCTTGGCTCGCTTTTCCGCCATCGCAAATGGATAACTGTTCTTGTTGTTGTAGGGTGCCGCCTCACCGATGCTCCATTCGGATAGCTCACCCATCCTGCCTGTTACCAGCACCACTACTTCTTTTGCTGATACGTTCGCGGTCAGTATCTGTGGTGTATCGAACACTACCTTGCGGTGTGCAGCCACCTTTTCCAAAGCTTTGTGCAGCAGCACATAAGTGCCGTGACAATCCCACCCCGCTTGTTGTGGGGTCAGCCCTATCTCATTAAGTACCTCACCCACCTTCGCGGGTACGTTGTGTTTCTTCGTCATATTAGCCACTCCTTTGGCTTGAGAACGGATGCACAAAGTATCCTGAAAGGTCAGAGCGAAATTGCTTCGCATTGATCCCGTACTCCCGTTCGATTTCTGATTCGATGAAGGTCACAAGCTCTAGTGGTTCGAGCGAATCGAACATCTTGAACTCCATCTCCACTATCGGGCCTTTTGCCCAAGTAAATGCCACCACCCCTGATTGAGGCACCATCTTCAGTTGAGGTATCTGAGTGATACTCCAAATCCCCACCATCTTCTCGAAGACAGTCTTATCGGTCTCAATCATTGTTGCTCCTGCCACTGGTCACAAAAATCAGCGACACGACACCAGTTACCAGCACACCTTGTGTACTCGCCTAGCCTGTGTTCGACGTGATGCTTGTTATCCAGTTCGTTGTCTTTGATGTAGGACTCTGCGTCCTCTAGTGAATCCAATACCCGTACTGCACGTTTGTTAGTGCCCTTCTTCACTGCGTAGGTAGATGGCTTTGTCCATCGTTCTTCGTCTGTGCAATCAGGGAGCCGGTCATCCACAAGGTTGCGGAACTCGGCATCTTTGTGCAGTTCGATCCTGTGATCCATGAAAGCGTCTTGTTTCTCATCGCTCCACATGGATATATCTAGGGTAGCAATCGGTGCCTGGGGGTAGTCGGGGCTTGCCTCTGCCTGCCGCCGGTTCCAATCTCTCATCACCGCGATGATGCTGAGCTTCTTGGAATGTACGCCCTTGGCATGCCGCATCAACCATGCGTAAGCATTAAGCTGATACTCCCATTCCACCTTGTCGTGGATCACTGCCCACACTGATGTGCATTTGTAATCACTGGGGCCATCAGCGTCTTGCAGATCTATTGCACCTGAGATCACCCACCCATCGACCTCTACGAACAACCGCTCTTCACTAATCACGTCCTCGCCGGAGTGATCTTCAAAGACCTTGTGTACCGCAGTGCCAAGTACACTCCAAAGCTTTTCACTGATGTCCTCTTCCAAGGAGTCCCAGTGTCTTTCTCTGAGTATGCGTACTCGAGGTGAGTCAATCAGTTGAGTTACGGATCTGTGGCTCTTCCCACGGGTGTAATCATCACGGCTCAGAGCCTTGACGATAGGTGCCGCCAGATTGTGATGGTTCGTCACCTTCACGGTTTGGCCCCTTTTTGCAGTATACGCGCACGACCAATTCGTGATCGACGTATTGTTTGCCGATAAAGAACTCTCTTTGCGGCGGATTCTCCGCTTTGATTAGATACCGTTTGTAGGCTGATCGGATGGCGTCGGACTTCCGTTTTAAAGAGTCCTCGGTTACGGGGATGTCGTATGCGTCTTTGTAAAACATTTGATCCCACGGTATGGTTGGGATTGACTCCCTTGGTTCCCGCAGCTGCATGTCCACGTTCTTTTTGATTTCTAAAGTCATAGCTCCTATCTCTCTCATTATAGACCGCGACACCGCGATCCTCTTGATCGATAACAAAATCTCCTATCTTGCTCATCGTTTTCTCCTATTGGCTTGCAAAGTATAACGACCATCAATACCATGAGCAACATCTTTCATACCACAATCTTGGGTGAGCCTGCATCAAAAGCGAATTCGCGCAGGATGGTCACGATTGCGGGGAGAGCTAGGTTCATCAAAAGTCAGAAGGCGATTGATTACGTCACGGCGTTTGCAAAGCAGTGCCCGAAGCTGGATGAACTGATTGAAGGAGACGTAAAAGTCACCATGACAATTCACTACAGGACTCGTAGACCTGACCTTGATGAGTCTGTGATCCTAGATTGTTTGGAAGGCTTTGCGTACAAAAACGATAGACAAGTTAAGGAGAAACACATTTACCATGCCCTTGATAAAGAAAACCCCAGAGCAGAGATCAAAGTCGAGCCACTCGTTTGAAGCGGCTAGGGTCATTGTGGACTTAGCGTTTCGGGATCTGGGTCATTCAAACGATGACATCAGGCTTGAGTCGGCTCAGTTCTTGATGGGGAAAACATTAAAACCTTTTACCGACATACTGAAAGTCAGTGAGTCGGAGATACAAGCGATAGCAAAGATGGCTTTGAGGGAAGACGTAGGGGCTAGAAGGAAAGCCGCTGCGAAGGAGGCTTCTAAGAAGTTTGTCGTTCTTTGCGAACGTTCTCAGAGTACGTTCTCTACCAAACTTTAAGTTTGGGGGATGGCCTTCGTAGAGTACGTTCTCAAATAAATATCATTTTTTTCAACGGTTCGCAAGGAGAATGCTTTGAACCAAGAAGATTTAGAATATTGGATAAAATCCAATGGAGAGGGCAGGCACATCTGCCCAGTGTGTTCACCAGACAGAAAGAAGAAGCACGACAAGACGCTAAGTGTGCATCCAGATGGTGACTCAATACTATATCAATGCTGGCACTGTTCGTTGTCCGGCAAGATCAACGCCAAAGCTGAATGGGAAATCCCTGTTAAGGCACCCGTCAAAGCGATCAGCATGCCAAAGCAATCTGATAAGGCGCTTGGTGACGCATTCCTACGCAACAGAGGGATAGATCCTGAGTTGGTCAAGGGTTATCAGGTTGTCGCTGGCACCAAATACTTCGGCGGCGAGGGCGAGCACAGTGCAGTCGGCTTCGCTTACGGCGAGAACGAGGCCATCAAGTGGCGATCCGTCGAGGGTAAGCGGTTCATTCAGGACGGTAGTGCTGGCACCTTGTGGGGCATTGAGCATGCCGACGAAGAAAAGACCAAGACTATCATCATCACTGAGGGCGAATGCGATTGCTTGGCGATTGTGTCAGCGATAGAGCGTTCGCCTGACACGGTTGTGGTGAGTGTTCCTAACGGGGCACCCCGCAAGGTAAGCAACCGGCGGGTAGATCCCAGTGAGGACAGAAAGTTTGCATACCTATGGAAAGCAAAATCTGTCCTCGAGTCTGCCGAAAAGATTATCTTAGCAATGGACTCGGACGAACCAGGCGAGGCTCTGGGTGAAGAGATCATGCGTCGAGTGGGCAGAGCGAAGTGCTATCACCTTGAGTTGCCGGAGGATTGCAAAGATCCAAACGAGTTCTTATCGAAGCATGGTGCCGATGAACTGTGCCGCGCAGTAGATGAGGCGGTGCCGACTCCACTGGTGGGCGTCTATCAGGCAAACGACTACGCAGAGGACGTTAGCTTCCTCTATGACAAGGGTTTGATGGGTGGCCTTAGTACTGGGTTCAGTGGTCTTGACGGGCTTTACACGGTGTTACAGGGCCAGCTAACGGTGGTCACTGGTCAGCCAGGATCTGGTAAATCGGAGTTTATCGATGCGGTGTTGGTGAATCTGGCAGAGCAGCATCAATGGAAGTTTGCTATCTGCTCTTTCGAGAACCCGCCGCCGATGCATATTATCAAGCTCGCAGAGAAGCATGCCCGTAAGCCTTTCTTTGAGGGGTTGCATGATCGGATGACTCGAGAAGAGTTAGATGATGCAAGTGCATGGGTTAACAATCACTTTGCTTTCTTGGAAAGCAAGGACAGTGAAGCCGCGACAATCGACAACATAATAGATCGCACCAAGATGGCGGTGATGAGGTTGGGTTGCAGGGGTTTGGTGATTGACCCTTACAACTACATCGCGCAGTCCAACACTGAGATGGAGCATCAAGCTATCTCTGAGATGCTAACCCGCATGGTGCAGTTTGCTCGTAGCCATGATCTACACATCTGGTTCATCGCCCACCCAGCGAAGATGAGAGCCAACGACTCAGGCGTGATGCCTATACCTAACGGCAACCACATCTCAGGCTCCGCAGCTTGGTTTGCTAAAGCGGATTGTGGGATCACGGTGCATCGTGCAGAAGAACACATTGAGGTGCATTCTTGGAAGTGCCGGTTCAAATGGGTTGGTACTGTGGGTAACTCAAAACTCACTTATGATCCAGTCACTGGGCGGTATAGAGATTATGTGGTAGAGGTGGGTGACTCCCCGCCTAACCTTGGAGGCAGAGATTACAATGAAACGAAAAGCGACTGGGACATCGACTTCTGACAAGCCCATAAATGATATAGGTAACAAGGCGTTGCATGAACAACATGATGTAAAGATTGAAGAGGGCGAGGACGGTACATTCCGCGCTCGCATATCTGATCAGTTGTACATTGATAAGCTCTTGATGAAGAGTCAACTTACCATGTCGCAGCACAAGGCGGCTGAATTCTTGCTGCAAGTGTTCGTTGATGCAGGTGTCTTTGTTAAGACGGTTGACCACACATCGGCACTGTCTGGCATGACGGGTGGTTCGCCGCCCAGCATGCTGACCTCTGGTCTGATGAAGCTCAGGGACGTTTCTCTTTGCATTGAAGAGGCGGTAGGCGAGGACGATGCAGTCAAGGTTTGTGTCAGTGTCGCCAAAGACTTTGTTATCCAGGATGATGACTTAGAAGTGTTCAGGAAAGCGTTCGATGCAGTGGATAAACACTATATGACGTAGTCTGATTGGGTATTGCACAATCCATCAACGTCTGAGATTCTTGCGTTGTCGGTTATGAATCTCCTTAACGTTACCGGCAGCCCCCAAGAACCCTGCCCGTGAAAGCATTCTCCATTGGTCACGGGCGGGGTTCCCTCCCTTGAGGGTGACATGAAAATAGACGATGAAATTAAGACAGGCGTTGTGATGGGTGTCAGCCTAGTTGGTGGCCTTTATGGGGTTGCCTATCTTTTGTATCTTCTTACAGATTGAATCCGGCAGTTGGAGCGATTAGGAGTGAATTAACACTGCCGCCTCCGATCATCGCTCCTATTTCTCATAAGGAAGGGATATGACGATCCCGTCCGCCTGACGCTGCCGGTCGCCTGACGGCCCAAGCGGCTCATCCTTACAAAAGTTTTCTCATCTTACGAACAGTCATAGAATCAACGTCCTCGGACAACACTTCAGGCAACGTGCTGACATCGCCCAGTGTGAGGTCTTTGTACGACATATGACGTATCTTGCCATCGTGGGTGTAGAAGACAGTGACCTCATAAAGAGGGTCTTTTTGAGGGGGTTCAACTACTTCTTCGTCGCTGCCGCTGTTACACACATCTAGCATCCACTGATTGATTTCTGACTCAACCCACACTGTGGTTCTGCCCACTTTGCGAGGAGCGGGGAAGGTCTTGTCATTGACAATTTTATAAACAAAGCTCCTGCTTAATCCCGTCCGCTCCATTACGTCAGGTAATCTCATAAACCGCTCTCTGCTCGCGTCTGTGAAGGTAGGCTCTTCCTCTCTCAGGATCTCATCTGCCAACCTTTTTATCGCGTCTGCATCTTCGATAATGCTCATCAAAGATCCTCCACTTTCTCTTGCAAGGAAGTCCAGGTATCTTTGAAGTGCTTGTTATCCTCTTCTAGGATACCGTGAAACCAAAAGCAAGTGCCGATGGTGCCGTGAATTCGGGGGTCATCAGAGGATGCCCCCATCAAACGCTGTAGCATATCGACTTCAGATTTAGTCAGAGTTACTTCGTATAACTGCTCATCTACAGCACTAGTCATTTGCTATCTCCGAAAGCTCAATTTCTCTTAGGGTGATCACCTCATGCGTTTGGAGCGGCGAACTCCACTCATACTCGCCTCGACACTGATCTTTGATTGATCGCTCTAGACTAGCAAAACGACAATTGTCTTTTTGCATCGCCGCTAGAGATGCCTCGGAAATATCAAGCTCTTGCTTCTCTTCGTGACGCATAGTATCGAAATTCAAAGAGGCTTGAGCATGAAGGATAAGATCAAGCAAAGCACAGACATCGCTCGCCGATAGGTGCAGCCGCTCTGGCGCATCAAGATCCTCATGCTGAGAGATCTCTTTCTCCATAGCTCTGTTCTTAGCTAACGCATTGTTCAATTGCTGACGCAGTTCGTTTTTTGTTTCCGTTCTCATAGGTTCTCCTTACGGGGTTTTAAACTAGTTAGATGTTGTGGCTTCTTGCCTAGCCTTTTCATTTTTCTTTCTGTCAATAAATTCAATGACAGACTCTTTACCAGACTCAATTCGGCGTAGGTCTAGCTCGCAAACGTAGATAGGACTGGCGTCGAACTCATCTACCTTCTCGATCTTTTTCAGCACCTTCTCAAGTTGCTCTACACTTTCGTCGTCGTAGCACTCTGCCTCTAGATCTTCGACGGTTTTCTCAAACGTAATCACGTCTAAAAAATCACTAAGCACCGTCGTGATGGTGAACCATTCGTCCTCACTCAGACTAGCCTCGTTCTCATTGTCGCCGCCAGCCATCACAGTCATGTACGATTCGTACTGGTCTTCAGTCTTCTTGTGCCATTCCATAGGGACTCCTATTAGTTATCTGTTTGTTCGTCCAATGTACCATAACTTTCGTCCAATGATACTACTATTTTTCCAATCACTTCCACAAGCCTTGGGACAACGCTGTTGCCTAAAGCTTTAATTCTGTCCACCCGATGGGGAACCCCATGAGCCATTCGAGGAAGGGTGGATTCAGGGGGCCAGTCTCCCCCGCTTGAGAATTCACCAAGTCTGGGAGGCTGTTGGTCGGTAGTCTGCCCTTGGCCTCGAGGGTCTCGGCTTTCCTGCCGCCCTTGTAGTCCCTGGTTGTAGGGGTAGGCCACAGAGCGGGGTCTTTGACCTGCTTTGACAGGTTGAGTTGGTTCGCGGTGTCCATGTTCTTCCAGTCGGAGTTCATCGGAGTGCGCCACAATCCAGACTCGGTCTCGTCGGTGGCGAGCATCGACGGCACAAGCTGGTAGTACAAACGTCCTGACTTCGTAG